TGGACCACTGGAAACAAGATCGAACAACGTCCCGGGCGCCGTCAGACTGAGCGCGCCGCCATCATGAGACGTGACCTGCGTTGCAGCACCAGCGATGAGGTTGGTGATATCGACGCCACCCACCGCGAGTTGATTTGTGCCAATGGAGTTCGCTTGGAGCTTGTCGGCCGTGATCGAGCCCGCCAGAATGTTCCGGGCGGTGATCGTGCCATCGGCAAGCATGTCGCCGCGCAAGGCCAGTTTTTGCACACCGTTCACGGAACCGAGCGTGATCACCGGCACCGGCGCGCCGCCCGCAACCCCAGGCTTGGCAACCTGGAAGAAGTCGGCCAGCACCGTGAACGACGACGCGCCCGGACCGCCGTTGAGCTGCTTGGTTCCGGACACGTAGCCGTTGGCATCCAGCAGCACGGTGTACTGCGCGCCGATGCCGGCGATCGCCGTGGCATTGGTGGTCACGCTGCTGCTCAGATTGCCAAGCTGCGCATTCACTGTAACCTGATACTGTGAAAACGAATAGTCGAGCGCAGCAATGGCTTGCGCATTGGTGGTCACGCTGCTGCTCAGATTGCCAAGCTGCGCATTCACTGTAACCTGATACTGTGAAAACGAATAGTCGAGCGCAGCAATGGCTTGCGCGTTTGTGGTCACGTTCGCGTTTGTGGTAGCAAAGCGAGCATCGACGCTCGTACTCAGGCTGGCGATGGCGCCTTCATTGCTGACCGCCAGCTCGCGCACATCCTCGATAGACGCCTCTGCATCATCAACCCGCAGCTCAACGCGCTCAACCATCTTGACCGTCTGGCCGCGCAGCCGGGTGTTGTCGCGGATGCTACGGGCCGACGAGTTGGCGGAAGTCTGCATGCCGTTCTCGACCAGCGACATGCGCCGGTCCATCTCGTCCTGCAACTCCTGCATCTGGTAAAGCAGGCTTTGAACGATATCCTTCTCGCCGACCAGAATGTTCGGCGTTGTGACAGCGATCCAATCCGACCAGAGCGTATCGCGAGGATTGCCCGGAATGTAGCGCCCGCGCACCTGATAGGCCGTATTCGGCAGCAGGTTCTGTGAGACCAGGATCGAACCTGCGGCGACGTTCTCGGAGCGCCCGCGATGGACGATCTCCATGGCTCCGAAGTCTTCGCGGACCTCGAACTGGATGGCGGCGATATCGCTGGTGACGGTGCCGTTCCACTCCAGCAGGATTGCTGGACGCCGAGCAAGACCGTTGGCATCGTATACCGTGGCACCTTCTGCGTACCAATCCAGCACGGCCTGTGCGGACGGTCGCACGAAAACGATCGGGTTGCGCGGGACCGGCGTAAAATCCGTCTCGTGATCCCAATCGAAATCGTCTGGATCAACCTCGGTGAGATCGACCAGCACATCGAGGTTCGCCTTGTCCGCAACGCCATCGACCCGAAACAGTTTGGTGACATAGCCGTTGCGAGCACTGGTCCAACCGACGACATCGCCGGGCTCCAGCAGCCAGTACTCTGGTGGCAGAACGAATGTGTGCCGTCGGGCGCGCTGCGCCTCGCGCAGTGCGGATTGCATCAGGCGCTGAACCTGAGCGGTATATGGCACCGCGTCGAACTTGACATCGGCCATCAAGCGCCGGCCGCCGTCGAGGGCTTCCAGCTCCTCATCGAGAAGCGGCGGTGCGGCCTTCGTCGCCCAACCCTCGGACGGCTCTGGATATGTCGCAGCGATGCCGTTGATGGTGTCCGCGAGACCGAAAAACGGCGTAAAGCTCTGCTCTTCCGACGAAAGGATATCGCTATCGGTGAAGGTGAGCACCGGCGCGCCTGGCTCGCCGACATGCATCTTATAGATGCCACCAGCCTCCGACAGCTTTGCCTGGCAAGTGGTCAGCAGCACCTCGATCGTGTCGTCGATCCGCTCGTTGACGCGGCACTCGTGGCCAGCCCGATAGATCGGCTCGACGCCGGTCTCTCCCTGGATCGGTGCGCGGCACGCGACGATCGCGTTGATCCATGCCTCGCTGGGGAGCTGCGCGACCGTTGACGCCTGCAGGCCATAGAGCCACTGGCCGCCATAGGTGATGCCGCGCAGGACGTTGTAGGCTTGCACCGCCGGCAGGCTGTCACCGTCGCCGCCCCAGGTGGACGGGTCGGACCAGCGATGCGAACCCGAGCCGCCCGCGGTGTCGTCGCGCGACGGATCGTAGAGCTTGATGCCTTCGAGCGTAAACCGGAACTGCGGAAAGCCGGTGAACAGCTCGTCGTTGACCAGCGCGGTACACACTGCATACGCGATACCCTTACCGATGCGATCCGGTCCATAGGGCCGCTCGGTGCTGGACACCGAGTTGGTGACGAAGGTGTCGGCCGTCGTCTGCGTGCCGTCGTGGAATTTGATCCAGAGATGGTCCTTTCCGTCCTTCCGATATGCTTGAACCGGGATGCCGTAGTCAGCATGCGGCTCACCGGTCAGGAGTGTTGCCAACTCACCGTTGACGTAAACCTCCTTCAGCACGGTCGGAAGATCGCTGAGTGAGATCACCTGCGTCAGATAGGCGTTCGGCGTTTCGCCATCCTTGCCCCAGGTGTTGGCGTAGACCAGCGAGCCGGCCGTGACAGAATAGCCTAGCGGGAACGAGCGTGGGACATCGCCGCCGGCCTGCAGCTTGCCTTGCACACCGCCGACGCGGTTCGCAGCCTGCTGCTGGTTCGCTGGCTTTCCGGCCATCGCCTGCGCGGCATAGGACAGTCCGATGCCCGCGACCATCTGCAGGCCGAATGCGGTCGCGCTCGCCAGGAACGTGCCCGCACCAAACGCCGCGACACCGATGGCTGTGAAGAACGGCACTGGCTACAGCTCCTTCGCGAAGGTCATTTCGGCCGGCGCGTAGCCGTCGCGCTTGTAAAGGCGTTTAAAAGCCTCATAAGCGTGGGTTGAAGCGAGCGCGATCTGCTTGCAGTGACGCGTGCGAGCCCAATTCTCGAAGTGCGCGATCATCTGCGGTCGGATGCGCGGCCGCTCGCAGCGGAGCATCAGTTCGGTGGCGACCTTGTTTGGCGAAAACATCGGCCGATAGCTGAACGCAACAAGAGCGCATCGATCGGCCGTAAGGCAAAGCCAGTTCGGATCGTCGATCGCCGCAGCCAAGTCCATCGAGATCAGCGCCGCGTTGAACGCGAACGTAAAGGCGCGTTCCTCATGATGCCGTTGAAACAGTGCGACCATCGCGGGGATGTCAGCGTGAGTTGCGACCCGGATCATTTGGCACCTCGGCTGCTGGTGCCAGTCGCTGCGGACTTGATGCCGGCGGGCTCGGCCGCAAGCTTGCCGTTGGTTTTACCCCAGAAGTGTTCCCAGTCGCCGACGACGTTGGTGTCCTTGTAGAACGCGTCGCCCGGCATCCGGAGCTGCTGGCTTTCATGCGAGCGGAGATCGGGGTTGGATCGTGTCAGCGCCTGGATATGCGACTCGCACGAGAAGGTGACGCTGCCGCCGTTGTTGTCGTTCTCCGCCGGCGTCTTGATGTCGATCTTGTCAACGAAGCCGAAGAAGCGGGCCAACGCCGGCGCGACCAGAGCCTGCGTCACCGGGTTGTACAGACCACGGAAAATCTCCACGCGCGCGCGCCGGCAATCATAGGCCCGCACGATCTCCTGCACGCGATCATGGACCTGGGACATCTTGATGGTCACGGTCTGCGCACGCAGGTTCGCAACCAGCGAGATGTCGGAAATCTTGGTGAGCGTGCCTGACCCAAAAAACCGCCGCGTCACGGGGCCGCCGGTCATGGGATCGATGACCGGCGCGTCGATCGGCCCGACATCAGACCATTGTCCGTCCGCCACCGGCTCGCCCGTGTCACGGTCGCGGGCGACCAGCCAGAGGAAGTCGCGCGCCATCAAGCGGCGAGCGCGAAGTGCAGCGAGATTGTCGGCGGAGATCGAGCGCATCAGAGGTCCTGCACCGCCTTGAACGAATAGACCGTCAGCGTGCTGTTCTTCATGCTCGGTGCCAATGAACCAGGCAGCAGCCGAAACACGCCCATCGGCCGCTTCAGCGTCACTGGCGCATTCAGCGCGTAACCAGCGCGAAGATACGGCCGCACACCGAACGCCGGCGTCACGCCTGCGCCATTGGCCGTCACCGTGTTCATCACCCGATGCAGCGCGCGCATCGCAAAACCAGCGAAGGTGTAGTCGAACGCGAAGTGATCGCCGCGTGTCAGCGTGAAGCCGACCGGCAAGTCCTTCAACGTCATCGTCACCGGATCGATCACGCTGTTGATCTTGGCCGTGTCGGCAAACGCACCGCTCGGATATGCCGCCGGAAACGGCTTGCGCAGATCNCCCGCCTCGAACCGGCCGATCACGCCGTCGAGCGACTCCATGATCGCCTGGAATTCTGCCGCGCGGTTGTGCGGCAGCGGTTCAGTGACGAAGTCGCCGAGCCACAGCGCCGGTCCGAAGTCCTTGCCGTGCGTTGTGCCATCCGCCTGGGTGCTCAGCTCCTGACGCTGGTTGAGCCTCAGCGGTGTCGCCTCGTGCGAATAGCCGCAGAAGTCCATCACATCCGTCCGCAGGTCTGGAATAGCCATCAGCGTAACGAGCCCTTCTTCTGCAACGTCTGAACCACGTCGGTCACACGCGCGGTGAAATCGTTACGGTCGCGGTCCAACTCGCGCCGGATCGCCTCGATGTCGCCGCCGCCGTTGATGGTGATGGTACGGTTGTCATTGACATGGACCGTCATGCCTGCGGCGACGGGGTCGGCCTGACGCGTCGCGCTCGCCGGCCGGAACGGAATGACGTTGCTGTCAGAGACGTAGCCACCATCGGCATATCCTCGCAGGCTCCGGCGCATTTGATTGAGGTTGCCAACACCGATCGCACGAGTGCTATCCGCGTCGAACACATACTCGCCCCGGTGGACGATGCCGGCCGGCTCATGCTTGCCGCCGTCGCCGGTGTAGCCGCCGACATCGAAAAACGTCGGGACCGCCATGCCACCGGCTGCGCCGACCACATTGATCGGGCCGCCCATAGCCGGGCCGCTTGAACCGCCGAAGCCAAGAAAGCTGCCGAAACCGCCGAACAACCGCGAGAGCGCCGAGTCGAGCGCCTTGTCCAGCAGCTTCTCCGCGATCTTGTTGAGCGCATTAACGCCGGCGTTGCGCAGCGCATCGAAAGCCGACGCGCCGCTGCGTATCTGGCTGACGAAATCGCGAAACGCACCCTGCGCCAGGTCTGTCGTCGTTGCACGAACGTCGCGCAGGTATTCGTTGAGCCGCATCGCGTTGGCGGCGGCGCCGTTCATCTGCGACTCGACGTTGTCGCCATAGACCGACCGCAGCCGATCGGCGATCATCGCGTCGGTGTTGGACCGGCCGAGCTGGCTCCGCTCGAAGTTGATATCGGAGTTCAGGCGCAACTCGGCGGCGCGCTGGCTCGCGGCTCCGATGCGCGAGGCAACCGCTTCCATCTTCTCAGCATATTCGCCGGAGACCTTGATGCCTGCCTGCTTAGCGGCTTCAAGCAGCAGCATCTCGGCTCGCAGCTTCGCTGCTTCGCCGGTGGATTTGCCGATCGACGCCGATTCAGCTTCGAGCGCGGCCGCCTGCTTTTCAATCGATTTGGTAAGGCGATCGAATTCGTTGGCCGAGGCGGTGGTAGTCGATTGCGCTCGACCGAGCACATTCTCGCGTTGCTCTGGTTTCGCGCGCCCTTCGATGACAGCTCGAGCATCTTGAGTCAGGCGCAGGCGCTTCGCATCCTCCTCAGCCTGCTGTGCGATACCCGCCAGCTTGAGGCCGGTCATTTGCAATTGCGGGTTGGCGAGAGCAATGCGCCCCACCTCGTCCATGAATGCCTTAACGTCCGGAGTACCGTCTTTGAAGCCTGCCTGCAGCTTGAAAATGGCATCTTCGAACGCTCGAAACTCCTCACGAACCTGCTTCGTGCCCGAAAGCCAGTTACCGAGGATGTTGCTATCCTCTTGCATCGGCGCGAGGCGATATAGGTTGGGAAGCGCGCTGCCGACCGAAGACTGAAGCTGATCCCGCAGCTTCTGCTCTTGTTCTAAGAGGCGTAGTTGCGTGATAGATTTGCTGGTGTCGTAGAATTTTCCTGCAGCATTCGCTGCATCGGCATAGGCTGCGCGAACAGTCGAAACGAGGCGCTCGTGATCAATTAACGAAGAATTTGCCGCACGACTGCCGCTCTGAATAATATCGAATAGCGTCTGCGCAGCCGTGATGGCCAGACCAATGGCGCCGGTGAGGAACGTAAACTTGCTGGTGGCACCTGCCACCTCGGCAAACCTCGAAACGAAATTACCTATCCCGCTCGCGACCCGAGCCAACGCGTTTTCAGCGCCGAGCGCCTTGCTGGCAAGATCGCCGATCCGTTGTGCATAATTTGCGGTGCTGTTGGCGGCATTGTCGTTCGCGGCGCCTTGCGCTTTGCTGGCGTTGGCGAGAGAGCCGACCGCGCCGCTGGCGCGCGCCATACTCTCGTCGGTTTTCTTCGAAACCGCGGCGGTCTTATCGGCGACACCATCGAGCGCGCGTGACGTATCGCCGGCCGCTTTTACTGCTCCGGTGGCATCACCGTCGATGACCAGCGAGACTTTCATCGCTATCGCGCAACCTCATTGAGCGCGGCGCAAGCCGCAGCCTCCATGGTTCGAACGCCGGACCACAGATCCGGCGTGATATCGATCCCGGCCGCGCCGAGCCCTGCGAGTGCTGCTGCGTAGTCGAGGCCGATATAGACCGGTAGCGCCGGAGACATCCCGCCGCCGACCGATACAACGCGCCACTGCGACGACACCGCGAGAAAGGCTTCGAGCACCGGCCAGTTGCACTGCCACACCTCGTAGGCCTTGTCCGGCGACGCATCGAGCGCAGCGTGCAACTTCACGATCGATCGCGCATCCATCTGGAAACCTTGCGCGGCGTCGAGCACCGCATCCGCATCGCCGGACGTTTGCATTGGAGCCGAACCGCGCGCCCATCGCTGTGCGGCTCCGATCAGTTTTTTGACTTGGGGTCCTTCGCCACGGCGGAGAAGTAGGCTTGCGCCAAGCCGATGCGGACGTGCGGCAGCTTGAGCAACTGGTCGCGCAGCTCATCGCTGTAGGCGATCGGCTGCTTGTCGTCGCCGACCAGATCGCCCAGGTCGACGATCGTGCGCTTCAGAAACGCGGTGGTGCCGTCGCGTGTGTTGAGGTCGAACGTGTCGGCCTCGTCGGTATCGATCAGCCGAAACGTCGCCTTGAACGTTTCCGTCCTGTGACCGTTGTCGATCGGCGTCATCACGGTGACGGTGTGGGTGAAGGTCTGATCGGCGACGACTTTAAACATCGTTTGAAGCTCCTTTTGGATCGGCAGAAGATCAGGTCAGCACGATCGAGAACTGATCGTTGCCAGCGTCCGTCGGCAGAGGTGAGAGGTTGAGCGTCCACTCGGTGACACCCTGGTTCTGCTGATAGCCCGTCGGCCGTTTGACCTGACACGTCGGCGCGGTCAGCGTGATGATGCTGCCGGCCACCGTTCCGTGCGTGATGATCGCCGGCACGCGCGTCTGATCGTTCGCCAGCGCGTACGGATTGAACGTGGTGACGGGTGTGGCCTCGCAGACCAGATCGAGTGCTTCGACGCGATCCGGAATGACGATCTGGTCGCGGCCCAGCAGCAGGCGCGGCTCGACCTGGTTGCCGAAGTTGAGGCTGAAGCTGCGGCCGACTAGCGGTACGGCATTCACCGTGAAGACCGGTGTGTTCGCCGTGCTCGCGATCTGCGGCTTCTGGAAGCCCGTCGTCGTTCCGGTCGGTCGCGCGACTTCCGCCGGCTCGACCCACAAGCCGGTGAACGTCCAGCGGATCGAGGGGATGCCTTGCGCATTGATCGTGAAGACGCCGGTGCCGCGCGCACCCTTGATGGCGTGCAGCGTCGCTCCGATCCAGAACTTGATGTAGAGGCTTTCCATCGCCTCGCTGATCGGCGTGTAGGTGACCGACGTATCGGCATCGATCACCTCGGCCATTGCGCAGGCTCGGAGCAACGGCCCCCAGCCCGGCGGCGTGCCAGCCTCACCAGACCCTGCGAGCTCGGTCGAGAACTCGATCACCGTGCGCAGGCCGGCCGGGATCGTCGCCTGTCCGCCGAGGTACGCCTGGATGAGGTTGCGCGGGACATCCTCGCCCTCCATAGGCCGCAGCGAAACGTCGGTGGCGAGGATCGCATTGTTTGCGCCCGTCAGCGTCGGATCGACGCCGTAGGTCGTTTCGAGCTTGGCGAGCAGAAGCTGCAGGCGCCAGAAGATCGGGTTTGCCATCGCGCTTACTCCTTGGTCCGTCGCGATCGTAAGGGTTTCGGGGTCGGGGTTTGGGCCTGGGACACCGGCGGCGTCTCGTGCTGCGCCGGCGCATCCGCACGCCGGAGCGAACCGTCCGGCTGACGCAGATAGCTGCCGCCCCGGCTCGGTCGTTCGTTGTTCATCGGGCGATCCTCAGTTGATCCAGCACCGCGAAATCGATCTGATAGGTGACGAGGCCATTGGCGACGGCGAGAAGGCGGCCGCGCGTGGCACGCAGCACACCGCTCACGGTGTCTGGCCCCCAGCCTGCAAGCGCGCTGATCACGCCGTCCTTCAGCGTGTCGATCGTCGGCAGCGCGCGCTTGGCCGCCGCGTCGCCGAGCGCCTTGACGCAGAGCACCACGCCGATTGACTCCGAGAGCATCTGCGTGTGCAGATGGCCCATCGAGTCTCCGCCGCGATCGTCAAAGCCGAGCGGTACGACGTAGGCCGTCACCTCGCGTTGCGGCAGCCCGCCTTGCTCAACGAGCGCAGCGAGCGCAGCAATCAGCTCGACGCGATCTTTCAGCGCAGGCACTTCGGCGTGCAGCCGGTCGCGAACCGCGTCGATCAGGGACATGTCCCCACCTTTGGCTTACGAAGCGCCTCATCGAGCGAGATCATGGTCATGGCGACACCCACTCCAAAAAGAGACCAAGCCAGCACGGCGAGAACAACGAGCACCTTCACTTTCATGGCTGCGCTCCTTCGCCCGCGATCCAGTCATCAGCGATCATGATGATCTCGCGCTCGTCCTCATCATCGAGCCCGAGAAACGGCCGCGCGGGCATGTGAACTTGGCCAGCGCCGATCGTGACTGTCTGCGTTTCGTTGCCACGCCCTTTCTTTCGAAAGCCGCGCAGCATCTGGCCCTTTTTGTTGCGCTTGAAGGTGAGCGTTTGCTGACGCGCCGGACGGACGATGACGCCGCCGAGCTGATGGATCGCTGCATAGATGACATTGGTGCCGACCTCGACGCTGGTCGCGGTGGCTTGGAATGTGATCGAACGCATCAGCCGCGCTGTTTCGATCAGGGTTTTGCCGCCGGTGACGAGCGCGCGGATTGACGGCGGCCAGGGCGAGCCGTCCGGCGCCTGGCCACGCTCGAAACGCGCCTGCGTCGATGTCACGAGCGACATGCCGATGTTTTCGAACATGCCGCGCGCATCCTGCGCGCGCGCGACATAGCCGCCGAGTTGAGCCAGCGCTGCATCGTTGTCGAGGAGTTTGATGGTCACGCCCGCCATCAGATGAACCCTTTCATGTTCTCTTCGGTGAGCGGGCGGTCACGATCGGTGATGCGCACGCCGCTTCCGACGGCGGCCGGCGGCTCGACGCCGGCGACATCGAGCCGGACCGTTCCGGTGGCAATCAGCTTCAACGTTGCCACCGCATCCTCGTAATCGCGCCGCACCTTCTCCGACACAGCGTCGCGGTGCAGCTTGTAGACGGCGATCGGCAACGCGAGGTTGCGCACCAGCGGCGGCGTCGCTGAGAGCGGCAGCTTGTAGCGGCCGAGATAGCCATTGATCTCAGCGTCGGCGTCCTCGAGCGCGCGGACGACGACAGCCGCGTCGATCACATTCGCCGGCGGATCGGCGCGATCCGTCAGCATGATCAACATCGGCTGGCCGTAGCGTTCCTCCAGTTCGGCCTGCGAGGCGTAAGTCACTTCAGCGCACCCTTCAGCTCGGCGTCGCGCACGATCTCGACAACCTCCGCTTTGGTCAGCGCGCTGGTGTTGCGCAGGCGATCCAGCAACGCATCGGCGAAACCGATCGCGCGACTAAACTCTGCAACCTCGCTGCTCGGCTCGTTGTCGGCGGCGACAACGCGTTCGACGATCGAACGCAACGAAGCGCCGCTGTTGAACGCGGCCCGCCCCTGGGCATAGCTGGCTTCGCAAATCGTCTTCATGTCTCGCTCCAGATTGATAGTGAGGTGCCCGCCGCGACGTTTCTCGTTAACGAGCTGCGTTCCGTCGCGACGGGCGGTGACGGCTTGCGCCGCCGTGCTGCGCAGGTTCGAGTTGCGCAGAGATCAAACTGGTTGCGGGACGTGGAGTCGAACCACGGACCTGCTGGTTATGAGCCAGCCGCGCCAACCGCTGCGCTACCCCGCAAGAAACTTACTTGCCGTCGCTCCAGTTGCCTTCGACAGCGCCGCAGGACTTGAGCGCGTCGAATTGCTTCTGCGTGATCGTGATCGGCTCGCCGATAGCGTAGTGCTCGCCGTCATGCAGAACCGCTGAGATCACCGCGAAGTCGCGCGTCTCGGACTTACTCACTTTCTCCGAAGCGTCAGACTCCCGCATAGGCGCGGCCTCTTTCGGAACTCCGGCTTTCGCCTCGACGGCCGCGCCGATCTGTGCGGCCAGCTCGGGCTTGCTCGCGAGCATCGCGGCCGCCTTGTCGTCGCCCTGGCCGAGCTTCTGATCACCGAAGCTCAACCATCCGCCACCACCTTTGGAGATGACGCCGGCGGCGAGCCCGGCATCAATGAGTTGTGCAAGATCACTCATGCCTGCCTCACTGCACCGCGTTCTGGATGAAGTAGCCCACATCCTGGGCGACGATTAGCTCCTTGACGCGCTCGCCGGCGCGGATGCGAACGCCACCCTGGAGACCAACGTCCGGGTCGATGATGCGGCCGGCGATGCGCGAGCCGTATTGCGCGGTCATGCCGAAGGTGATGCCGCCTTCGGCGCGCGCGAGCGGGTTGATATGCAAGCAGGAGATATGCTTGCCCCACGCGCGCTGCAGGCTCACCGGCTGGCCGGGCTTCGCCGTATTCACCCAGGCCTCGCCGACGAGCACCTTGTTGACCTCGAACAGTGCGGCGAACTCCTCGCGGGTCACCATCCCCTTATTCGTCAGGTTGCCGCGAATGGCGTTGACGATGTGCGGATGCGACGACAGCTTCGACCAGACCGGCTGCCCCATCGCCAGAACGTTGGGCCGATAGACCAGCGTCCCTTCCAGGGCCGTCTTCAGGACGGTGATTGGATCGGAGTTCGCGTAGTCGCTGAACTGCGAGCCGCCCGACAGCGTGACACGCCGGGACGGCGCATAAGTGTTGAGATTCTGAACCAGCGATGCCACGCGCGCCTCGCGCACGTTCAGCATCGTGTCCGTCAGCATCATCGTTGAATGACCTTCCGGGTCATAGGTCGAGCGGTTTTGCTCGCGCGCGGTAGCAGCCGCGTCGATGTCCGAGTTGGGGATCGGTGTCTCCAGACCATGATCCTCGACCGAGTCGGTCTTCTCGGTGCCGGAAAATTCGAGCTGATTGACGCGGCCACGGCGGCCGACGCGCGTGTCCGGCAGGTTGAAGCTCTCTTCAAGCGGATACTCAGTCCACTTGAACTTCTCGGCCGGCACATCGACGCGCGGCAGCACCTCGTCGGCGATCAGCGTCTGCGCTTCGTTGCGATAGCCAACGGCAATCGCCGTCAGCGCCGGGTCAACCACGAAAGGACGATTGGGAGCCATGAATAGAACCTCGAAGCGAGTTGCGTTGTGGGGTTAGGCCGGGAGCTGCAGCACGCTGCGCTCGACCGAGATACGGATGATGTCGCCAGCGACACCGGGCTGCTCGGCGAAGCCGACCAGGCGCCGCGTCGCGCCGGCAGAGCCGACCAGAGCGACGGCCTTGCCATCGGCATCGGAGGTCAGCGGTGCGCCGGCGGTGACCGTGCCGCCAAGCTGCACCTCGCCGAGGCCGGCGAGGATCACATCGACCATGCCGCCGGCGGAGCCACCCATGGCGTCGGACACGCCCCACAGCGGCTCGGTCGCGGCCGTGGCCTGGGCGACACTCGACGACGCCGACACATCGGAGAACTTAACAATCCGATGCGGCGCGACATCGGCCGGGCACGGATACGAACGAATGAGGGTCGGGATACTCACTTGGCGCGCTCCTTGATGTGCGTCACAGCGTCAGAGATGGTGAGATTGGTGCGGCCGAGCGCCTTCTGCTCACCGAGCCACTTCTGCGCAGCAGCGGCGAGCGCAACCGGATCGGCCGCGTTGATGGCGATCAGTTCCGATTCCGGCCGCGCTTCGCGCACGGTGCCGCCGAGCGTCACCGCAGGCAGCGCGGCGATTTCCTTCTCGACGGTCGCGGGATCGGCCATGTGGCGCGCGATGTAATGATCGCGCAACGCCTTCACGCCGACGCGGCCCTTGCCGATCTCGCCGTCGATGAACGCGGTTGCGCGCTCCTTCGCCCGATCGGTTTTGATCGAGTTGAGTTCAGTGGTGACCGTGGTCAACTCGGTCTGCAACGCCTTGACCGCATCGCCACTCGCGCCGGCGAGCGCCGTCACCGCCGTCGCGATCGCGATCGCATCGGCTCCAGGCTTCAGGCCCGCAGCTTTCGCGATCGGCGCGAGTGCGGCCTGCAATGCCGCTTCGCCGCTTTCGTCGGAGCCGTCATCGTTCAGCTCCTTCACCTTGGCGATCACCGCCTCGGCATCAGCATCTTCGGCGAGCCCCAGAAGCTTTCGCAGCTCGGCAAGCAAATCCATGTCGCTGTTCTCCGCATGAAGCGCGGCCATGCCGCGCAGGTTTGGCGTGTTGGTGAGAGAGGCCCGCAGCAGGCCGGTGATGTTCATGTCGCGATCGTGGGTGAACACCGGCGAGATGAAGCGATAGGCGCGCTCGCTCATCAGAGCGGCGCCGGACGCACCCCATTCGATGCGGCCCCAAAGACCATCGGCGCGCGCCTGCAGCTCGACGGCCCAGCCGCGCGCCGGCGCAGGCTCGCCTTTCGGCGCCGCCAGATCGGTTGAATGATTTTCGTCGATCGCGAGACGGCCGCCCGCCGCCTGCAGAGAAGCCGCCGCAAGCTGCGCGAGATCGGCGACGCGATATGGCCCGCGCCCATCGACTGTCGTGATGACGCCGGCGCTGCCGGCCGGCAGCAGCATGATCCAGTCTTCAACGCCACCTTCAGCGTTGAGCGCGATCGGCAGACCTTCGCCGCGCGCCGTCATCAAAACCGGATTTGCTTTTTTCCTCGACATGCGGCCACATTGGAGGCCGACAGCGAGATTCATAACCCTGACAGGTGTCAGGTGTAGCGGCAGCTATTCGGAAGTCACCGCGAGTGTAACACCAAAATAGCTGCGCACCGCGTCGCTGTCGCGCAGGGCCTTTGCGAGAACGGCGACTGGCGGCGGGACCGCTGTACGCTCCCATTTCCGAACGTGCGCGCCGTCTGCCGCGCCAACAAGGCGCGCAAACCCCTCGGCGCTCAGGCCGAGCTTCAAGCGGATGGATTTTAGTTCAGCTCCTTCCATCGCTCTCCGGCTCCTTCAGCAGATAGTCGTCGCGCCGGTCGAACAGTTCGGCGCGCAGCCAACTGCGATAGGTTGAGTGAATCTTCAGCCAGCAGTGGCGCTGGTAGTCGTCATAACTTTCCCAGGTCTCGCGAATATCGGCGCAGGCGTTACGAAAGGCCGCGAGGTCAAGCCTGATCGTGCCAGCCCGTGGCGGCCGGAAAACCATCCGAGGCTCCGCCGGCGCGAGAACAAAATCCGGCGGCGGGGTGTCGCCAATCAACATCCAATCAGTGCGTCCAGATTTCAACGCCTGCAGCCGAGCCAGCTCGGCCGCTGTCGGATCGCGATCGGCTTTACGCGCGTTGCAGCGGAGACAGGCGACAACCTTGTTTCCACGCTGATTCCAGCGCGCCCCGGCGCGGCGCCGCGACACCACATGATCGATCGTCGCGAACGAAACCGGGCGTCGGCACAAGAAGCAAAGGACCGAACGTTGACCGGCTGGCCTTTGATCGCGCGCAAGGATTTGAATGAGGGTCGATCGCGCCATCGGCCTGCCAAGCGTTGAGCTGTGCGACCGCAGACTTCAGCGAACGTCAGCGCTTCTTCTGCAACCAACTCCGGTTGAGAAATGATGGACAGATCAAAGACCATGACTGTTGTACCGACCCGATCGGGTCCAACCGAGCCGTTATCGATGACGTTGTCCACGATCAGACAATCATGACCAGCATCCTTAGCTTTCTTGGCCGCGGTCCAGATATCCTGCTTACGGCCGGGGTTACCGCTGATATTCCAGAATTTACGGCCGCCCGCATCCAATCGCAGCGCATTGCGCGGTGTCACCGTTGCGCGATAGACGCGCTCGATGCGCCGTAGCCGGCCATCGCGCCACGCGGCTTCAAGTTCATTGAGTTGATCCTGTAGCGCGCGATATCGCAAAGTGTAAGGTTTTTCGATCTTATCGAAATCAAAGACCATGTCCGCGCGCGCGTTGTTGACCTCCGGGATCAGCCGAGCAATCTCTTCGGTCCCACCATCGGCTGCATTGCAGTAGCCCTTTGCGATCTCGAACTCTGGCGTCAGACAAATTGCAGCCGGCCCGCGAGCGTTGCGCATCTCGCCGGTTGGTAAGCGCCACTCGCCGATGTCATAGATGGTTCCGTGGTAAACCGTAATCGGGCCGCTGGTCATCTCTGCGTTCTCCTAACGACGTGATCATAGGTATTTAATACCTATTTCGTCAAGGGGCAGCGAAATGGGTTTGTTCGGTGCGTGAAACAGGGGCCGTTTCCCGTGAAACAGGGGTGATTCCAGCCCGGATCGGGCTAACGTCCCTCGATCCGCGCGCGGATGCCCTGCCAATCGGCCAGAAGTGCTTCAATTTAACTTAAATGACGCGCCGGGCGCGGAGGTACCAGCAGGGACAAAAAACGCGCCACAGGCCCGCTATGCGAGCCGCCTAGCGAAAACCGTTCGGCGGCATCGGGGGAGCGCACTTTTCCCGATTGGAGAACCTGAACTTTAGCATGGCTGCGCCACGCCCTCCGGACTCGTAACGATAAAGCGCGACGAATTCGACTGGATGCCGACGCAACCCCTTGGACATTGATCCCCACGTCCAGATGCCAGTGCTCTCCGGACTACGATCGCCGGGCAGGAAAATTGGGCTTCCAAGCAGCTCAATCAGGTGAGCACGCAGGACATCTAATTTCCGCGCGGCCTTATCAGAGTCTTCGAGCGGAGCATAACCAACGACCTCGCAGACACCAGCCTGCTCAGTGGCCACGACTGAGTACTTCGAGAGTGATCCGTGTGGCTTGGGTACTGATTTTAGATCAACGTGCGCGTCCTTCGAGCGCCGCTGAATCGATAGCGATGACAGCGACTGCCCCATCTCAATGCCGAATGGTTTTTCAAGCGCTTCGTGCGCAGTCGCGTGATCGAACGAAACCAGCAACAGAACCCCAACCAGCAGATGCATCATAAACTTCGACCCGCCCATTTTACTCGTCCAAAAATTCTGATCGAAGGAGAGCGCGGCACGTCCTCCTCCGGAAACAAGTCTCGATTATCGGATATCATAACGATGCGCTCACCGATCCTGCGCAGACGCTTCACATAGGCTTCGTCGCCGATGGCGAACACATAGATTTTTCCTTCAACGATTACGGTTGCGGACGCTGAAACATCAACAAGCAACAGATCTCCGTCGGATATTGTCGGCCGCATACTTTCGCCTGAAGCTTCCATCAAGCGCGCGTTCTGCGGAGCGAGCCCAACATGCTGCAAGATTGCACGAGGAAATCGGATGTGTTCAGCGTGCTCATTCATGATCAGAGCACCCGGTCCAGCAGCAGCCTTGAACGATAGCTTTTGGACCGGAACATCTTCCCCGCGCTCATCGTCCAATTGATCAACAGCAGATCGCCGCTCGACCGAACGGCCAGAAACGATCCAGTCTAAGGGAATCTCCGTCTCTGCCGCTAACGCAGCCACGACGGTCAGCGGAATATCCACTCCGTTTTCATACCGACGCAGGTGGACTTCGGACTTGCCAAGCAAGTCCGCCCATTGAGTCGGCGGGATTAGCCTCAACGCGATCGCAAACCGGTCGCCAATTGTCGTCGTATCCGACCAATCCGGTAACGGTGCGCTGTCAGATAGCGCTCGAAGCTTATCCACAAACGCTCGTATCTGCTTAATACTAAGGTGCTTTCGGCGCTGAGGGGTGAGTTCATCAGCGGAAAAGATCGTTTCCCGCTCAATGGTAGTTGATTTTTTACTCATATACGATCATTCTTGCATCGTTCGAGGCATATCCGATCAAAACCTTACCGCCTCCAAGCGGCAACTGTTGTAGCTCCCTAATGAAGTCAAAAGGCTGGCACCGAGCCGATATTGTAGCTGCGATTCACAAGCGCGGCACGAACCTTTCCAGGCTCGCACGGGATAACAAGCTTCACGACACAACGCTGCGCAGCGCGCTCGGGTATCCACGCACTCCTTCGAATCGGATCATCGCGAAATTCCTCGAGCGCGATCTACATGAGCTTTGGCCGCAGTGGTTCGATCGCTCTGGATGTCTGATCGTTCGGAAGCGTAGCCAAGGAAATCGGCAAGCGTCGAGTCAGAAGCTCAAGCCAAAAATGACTCGGGGGCGCGGATGATCCCCGATCGCTCCACACTCATCCGCTGCGCCGTCGCCGCGCTCGTGCTGGTCATCACCTCGGCTGCGCTGCTGAGAGCCGCGTCGCGCCATACAGCGCCGGCGCCGCAGATCATTGCTGCAACACCGGCGTCGCCCGCGTTGATCGTCGCCGCGAGGTGGTGGCGATGAAGGTGACGGTCGGCAAAATGATCGGCGGCCAGCCCCGCTTCTTCGCGGGACGGTTTGCGACGAAGGCGAATCCGATTGGCGTCCATCCACCGATCACGACCGGTCGGCCCGATCATGCGCGCGCCTATGACTGCAAGGTTACAGCGCAGCTTCTCGCTGACATGTTCAACGCCTTCGAAGGGATCGAGGCCGGGTCCGTGTCTCGTGCGTGGATCGTGGTCGAACTGCCGGAGGAATGGCAGTGACGCGTACTCCTCATAACGGCTTCATGCCGCCGCCGGTGGTCGAACGCTTCGATCACGAGCGGATCAAGTCAGTGCGCCTTTCCGGCCGCATTAAACGCGCCGTCGCCGAGGCGATGAAGGACAGTGGCCGTTCGCGCGAAGAGATCGCCGAACAGATGAGCGAGTTCTTAGGCGGCGAGAAGATCACCGTCACGGTGCTCGCACAGTACACCAGCACGGCAAACGACGGCCACAACATCCCAGCTTATCGCCTGCTGGCGCTGTTCGCCGTCACCGGCGATGCCCGGCTGCTGAATGAGCTGCTGGCCGGCTCGGGCTTTATCGCGGTCCACGAGCGCTATGAGGCGCTCCTGCGCCGAGAAAGCGCCAAGTTGCACCGCGAACGCATCGACCAGGAGATCGAAGCGGCGGACCGCGCCTGGAGGGACGGTCAGCCATGAAGACCTTCCTGTCGGCGGCCGAGATCGCCAGCCTCCAGTTGCCGGGCCTGCCTGATTATGAGCGCGGCGTTCGGCGCGCCGCGTCGCGCGGCAATTGGCAATCGCGCACACGCGTTGGCCAAGGCGGCGGGCTTGAATACGCGATCGAGTCGCTGCCGGTCGAAGCGCGCACGGCTTACGTCAGCCGCCACATCGGCGCGATCGATGTCCCGACTTCGATCGCGCGCGACGCCGAAGCCGAGCCCGCGGCCATCGCGATCGGCTGCAGCGCGGCGCAGGCGCGTGACGCGCGCCTTGCTATCCTTGCGCTGGTCGATCAGCTCGCATCGACTGCGACGCTCGTGCGCAAGCAGGCGGATCGGTACTTGTGCGATCAATACAACGCCGGTCACTTGCAGGTCGCCGACTGGATCACCGCCGAGGTCAAAAGCATCACGCCGCGCACGCTGGCGCGCTGGCGGGCGCTGGCAGCCAGCGGACAGAAATCGAAGCTCGCCGTCGATCGCGCCGCTGCGCGTAAGGGAACTGGTGTGCTCGACCGGGCCAACGGCGGTGAGGTGCGCAACTATGTGCTGGCGCTGATCGCCAAGCAGCCACAGCTCACGGCGCATCATATCCGCGACCTGGTCGCCGACCGGTTCCCGCATGTGACGGTCGGCGACCGCATCGAGCCCCTGCCGCCCATCCGCACCTTTCAACACGCATTAAAAGCGTGGCGGGGCTCTTATCGCGTCGAGATCGAGGCGATCCGTAACCCGGACGGTTTCAAGAGCACGATGCGGTTCGCCGCGCGTGTGGCCAGCCCGGCGTCACGCCTCAATGAAGTCTGGCAGATCGATGCATCGCCCACCGACGTGCTGACCACCGATGGCCGGTACACACTCTATGTCTGCACCGACGTCTATTCACGCCGGCTGATCGCGCTGGTCACCAAGACGCCGCGCGCGGCTGCGGTCGGGCTTTTGATCCGCAAGGCCATTCTGGCATGGGGTGTGCCGGAACGGATCAAAACCGACAATGGCTCCGACTTCGTTGCGCGAGCCACGCAACGGCTGTTCGCGGCGCTGGCGATCGAGCACGAAAAATCCGCGCCGTTCTCGCCGGAGCAAAAAGGTCATGTCGAGCGCGCGATCGGTACGCTGCAACGCGGCCTGATGCGGACGCTAGAAGGCTTCATCGGCCACTCGGTGGCCGATCGCAAGGTGATCGAAGGTCGCAAAGCATTCTCTGCCCGGGTTGGCGAAAGCCCGGAAGATATGTTCGAGGTTGCACTGTCGGCCGCCGATCTACAGGCCCACGTCGATAACTGGTGCAAGGATGTCTATGCCAACAAGCCGCACGCCGGCCTGGGGGGACAGACGCCGTTCGCCGTCGCGGCGATGAGCGCGGGACGGTTGCGCGAGATCGAGGACGTGCGCGCGCTCGACATGCTGTTGGCGCCGGTCGCCGGCAAGGATGGCCTGCGCACTGTGACCAAGACCGGGCTGCGGATCGACGGCGCACATTATATCGGTGGCTTCCTCACGGTCGGTGAAACCGTGCTGGTGCGGATGGACCCGGCCGACATGGGTCGCGCCTACGTGTTCGATCGCACGGGCGAGCTTTACCAGGGCGTTGCAGTTGCGCCGGAGCTCGCCGGCATCGACCCTGCCGCCGCAGCGATTGCCGCCCGCAACGAACAGAAGCGGCGCATCGACGAGCGCATGGCGGATGTGAGACGCGAAGCGCGGCGCATCAAGGCCAAGGACATGGCGCCGGCGATCCATAGGCAGGCGCTGGCGCGCACCGGCAAGCTGGTGGAATTCCCACGCGCCTCTGACGCGCACGAAACGCCTGCACTGGCTGCGGCGCGTCAACACACACAGCCGGTGGTCACACAGCACGCCGAGAATGTCGCCGATCTCGCAGCGCAGCTTCGTGCCGAGGCGGATGCGCCGGCACCGGTGCGCAAGCTGCGCACCGAGGAGACACCGCATCAACGCTGGAACAGAGCGCGCGCGCTGGAAGATGCGCTGGCACGCAACGAATTCGTGGAGCCCGACGATCTCTTGTGGCTCGGCAGCTACCGCGAAGGGTCCGAGTACCGCGGCTTCGCCATGACCTATGGCGAGGCGCAACCAACCGCTGCGCACGAGTCCAGCGCGGCATCCAAATCATCATCCTGAAAGGTTCGAGAAACATGAGCACCAACACCGGTCCGGTCGCGATCAAGAACGTCGCCGCCTTCATGATCATGGCGACGCGGCTGATCGAGCGTGCGCCACATCTGCCGGGCTTTGGCGTGTGCCACAGCCCGTCGGGATATGGCAAAACATACGCATCGATCTTCGCGCAAAACAAGCTGCGCGCGGCACGCGTCGAAGTCGGTGACAGTTGGTCTCGGCGGACGCTGCTGCACAATATCCTGCGCGAGTTTCGCATCAGCGCACGAGAGANCGCGCGGCTCGACAAACTGTGCGAGCTGGCGATTGCCGCGCTCGGCGATGATCCACGCCGACCGCTGATCATCGACGAAGCGGACAAGCTCGTCGACAAACACATGATCGAGACTGTGCGCGAGCTGCAGGAGAAATCCGGCGCACCGGTGATCCTGATCGGTGAAGAGAGGCTGCCGACCAAGCTGCTGCAAGTCGAACGGATGCACAACCGGGTGCTGTCGTGGTTCGCGGCGCAGCCCTGCGACATTGACGATGCACGGCAGTTCGCCAAGGTCTTTGTGCCGAAGGTCGCCATCGCCGATGACTTGTTGCAAGCGATCTGCGTGAACTCGGGGGGCAAGGCACGCCGCATCGTCGTCAACCTCGACACCGCAAGTGAGATCGCCCGCAACCAAAACCTGACCAAGCTCACGCTCGCCCATTGGGGTGATCAGAAATTCTATACCGGAGAGCCGCCGCCGCCACGCCCGGAAGACTTCAAGCATATCAGCGCGAAGGGTGCTGCCTGATGCGCCCGGAACACTTCATCCGCACGACCTTGAAGACGCGCGTGCCCCGCGGTCCCGACGGCTTCTGGGAAATCATCCTGAAGCTCGATGCGAGCCAGGGCGAATTCACGATCCCGGACATCGACGGTGAAAGCAATGCGCACATCCGCCCGATCCGCCAGTACGTGATGCAGTTGGTTGCTGGCGGCTATCTCGCGATCGTCCGTCCCGCCCACCGTAACAATGGGCAGCAAGTCGGCCATGTATTTCGCGTCGTTAAGCGACAGGTGCTCACGCCGCGCTTTCGCCACGACGGGACGCCGGTGCATGCCAGCATGCAGGCCCACATCTGGACGGCGATCCGCACGCTGAAGACGTTCACGCTGGCCGACGTTGTGTTCGCCGCCAGGACCGATGACGTCGTCCCCTCGCGCGAAGCGGCACGCAAGTACATCCGCCGGCTGCAGATGGCTGGTTACCTTGCGTTGGTAAACGCCGAGACCATCGCCAGCCGCTCCACCTGGCGCCTGAAGCCAGCGATGAACACGGGCCCGCAAGCGCCTGAAGCGCGGCGCATCGAGACCGTCGCGCTTTGGGACCCCAACACACAAAAGTTCGTCCCCGACGATGTTGTCGCCTCGGAGGTGCTGCGATGACAAACCCGCGCAAAGTCGATTTTCTCGCAAAGGCCGAGGCGGCCTGGGGTGACACGCTTCCAGCGTGGGTCGCAGAGTTGGCGCGGGAGGCCAACCGAACATCGGGTGCAGAGGCGGCGCGGCGCATTGGATATTCGCCAGCAGTTCTCTCCTACATCATTGGCAATAAGTATCCGGGTGACGTGACCCGTGTGCAACAGAAGGTCGAAGGAGCATTCCTTGGAGCAAAGGTGATGTGCCCCGTCTACGGCGAAATCGGCCGCGACTATTGTCTTGAGCAGCAGGAGATGGACAACACCATGACGTCAGCGGTGCGCGGTCGCGTCTATCGCACCTGCCGAGGTATCGGCGTGCCGCAATGCCCACACTCGCATCATAAGCCGCGAGGTGCGTGATGCTCAGCGCTGATCTGAAACGCCTTCGCGCCACCTACGACGGTTGGCTATCCGGACAGAACAAGCCGGATGAGGCGAGCATGCTCCAGCTCTCGCGCGATCTCGCGCTGTGCATCGCCAACGCATCGCTGCTTGAACTCGGGGTCGATCCGAACCGGCTCGATGTCGTCGCCGCCAGCGAGGAACCCGGCGCCAACATTGTGCTGTTCCCGCGCCGGGATGCTCCTCGCCGCCCGAACCTCGATGGAGATGCGTTCTGATGGATACAGCATCACCATCGCTCGCGCCGGCGTCGCCCGAGTTGGCCGCGCAGATCGCAGCCGTCGATGCGATCAAGGTTGCGGCCGCCATCGTGGCGCAGGGCAAGCGCGCGGCCGTCGCCGCATCGACCGTCGATGTCATCGCCATGGCGCAACTGCTGACCGCACTGGTCCGCATCACCGACATGACCTTCGACATGCTGTTCACCGCCGATCGCCTCGACGGTGAAGCGAGCCCGATCATCCGTCGCGCCATCGCCGATCAGGTGCGCGCCAAGATTTTCGCCGTCGCCGGTGAACTCGAAGCCATCGGCTACAGCGTCAGCAATCCTACCATCACAACTCCGGAGACCTCGACCCATGGCGTTGAAGACTAAAGTGAAGGCCGCGAATGTGCGCGTGCCGCAGAACCGCGACGAAGCCGCGGCGATGATCGCCGAACACGGCCGGCTCGTGCGAGAGATCGCGCGCATCGAGCTGGCGATGAATGACGATCTTGCGGCGATCAAAGCCGAGGCCGTCANGCAGTCCGCCCCGCTGCAGGAGCAATCCGACGCGCTGGTGAAAGGCATCACCACCTTCTGCGAGGCGAACCGCGTCGCACTCACCGACAACAACAAGACGAAGACGATCGACTTCGGCACCGGAACCGTCTCCTGGCGGCACAATCCGCCGGCCGTGAACACGCGCGGCAAGGTCGATGACATCATCGATCGTATCAAGGCGCTGATCAGCGGCGGCAACGACGCCTACAAGAAATTCCTGCGTCCCGCCGTCACGATCAACCGCGCGGCGATGCTGAACGATCCCGAGCTGGCGAAGACGATCGTCGGCATCAAGATCAACTCCGCCGGCGAAACTTTCACGATCGAGCCGTTTGCTGACGAGACGTTGCCGGAGCCGGTGCAATGATCGACGTGAACGACATTATTCAGGGCACCTTTCAGAAAAATCGGCACCGTCTTTTCGCGGTCGCCGTCAGTACTGCCGACCAATTGTCCGACCTCGGCCTCTGCAGCTCCAACACCGCGCTCGAAGCCATGGCCGATGTCTACATCCTTGCAGCCTTTGACATCTATGCGAAGGCCGCAGCGGAGCGCAACGAGCAGATATCGCCCCATCGGATCGCGGAGCGAATGTTGCACGCGTTCGTCACTAGCTTGAACAACGAGGAGAAGCTGCAATGAACGCGACTGCGCGCACCGTCCAGTTCGGCCTCACACCGCGTCAGCAAGAATGCCTTGACGCAATCAAGGCACATATCGCCACGCATCGCTGCGCACCGACGCGCGGCGAGCTGGCCGACGCGCTCGGGCTCAGGTCGAAGGGACACGTCAACCTGATGCTCGCATCTCTTGAGGCGCGCGGCTGGATCAAGGTTCAGCCGAACGCCGCGCGCGCCATCGTCGTGTTGAGCGAAACGGATGATGATCTGTCGCCGGCCGTCGAGGCCGCGCTGCAGGCGCATTGCGAACGCACCGGAGAGCGCCGTGCCGACATCATCAACGACGCCGTGATGCTGTTTCTCGATGGCGTCGCCTACGACGGGGACGACGTATGAGCGGCACGTCGGCAGGCTGGACATCCGAGCGACGGGCCGCGCAGGCCCGCTTGATGCGCGCGCAGAACGCCGATCCGGCGTTTGTCGATCGCCGAAACAAGGGGCCGCAGAACCTGCCGGCGGCCGAGCGCGCCGCCCGTTCGGCGCGGATCAAGGCGATGAACGCCGACCCGGCATTCCAGGCGAAGCGCCGCGAAGGCATTGCGATGCAGGGCGGCCGCAAGCTGGCGATCCCGGAGCATACGCATCCGTGCGTGCGCGGGATGTTCGTAGCGATGAACGAACAGCGCGCCAGCCGCCACGCGATGGCGTCGCGCGTCGGCATGAACGTGGCATCGTTCACCGCGTGGCGGCGCAAGCACATGCCCCGTGTCGATGACCTCGATGCGGCGCTCAACGCACTCGATCTCGAACTGGCGATCGTGCCGAAGGGCGCGCGCAACAGTGACGGCTTTCTCAACCAGCGTATCAAAGGAGCGTCTTAGATGAACCGTATCGCCATGGTCACCAACGGCCAGCTCGCTACCATCCACATGCTGGCCACGCGCGCCGGCTTCGATGACGATACCTATCGCGATTTTCTGACACAGCAGACCGGCCACCACAGCGCGAAGGATTTGACAGCGGTCAAAGCCAGCCTGTTCATTGACCGCCTGCGCGAACGCACCGGCCTTGCGCGCACGCCCGGCGCGATTGCCGGGCTCGACAGTCCCATTGCTGCCAAACTCCGCGCGCTGTGGATCGCCGGCTACAACCTCGGCATCGTCACCGATCGCACCGATCGCGCGATGCTGTCGTTCTTGGAGCGGCAGTGCGGCGTTTCGCATACGCGCTTTCTGAAGACCCCGCGCGATGGCACGGTAGCGATTGAAGGCATGAAGTCGTGGCTTGAGCGCGCAGCCAAGGTGGCATGGCCGGCCGACAGCGCCGACGTGATCGCGAATAAGCGCGCGGTCATCAACGCGCAGTGGATGCGATTGGTCGAGATCGGCGCGGTCAGGCCGTTGAACCGCAACGCGCCGCTTGAAGACCTCGACCTCTATGCATTCCGTGTCGCACGGCTGAACGGCTGGATGTTCTTTCAACAGCCGCACTACGATCAGGTGCAGATTGCACTCGGCCGCAAGCTCCGCGCCGCGCTCGGCTCGGGCAAGGGAGAGCGGTGATGCAACCGCCCAGCTTCTGGACTGACGAGCGCGTCGAACAGCTCAAAACTTTATGGGAAGCCGGGAAGCTATCGGCGAGCGAGATTGCCGATGCGCTGGGCAACCACGTTTCGCGCAACGCCGTCATCGCCAAGGCGCATCGCCTTGGCCTTAGCGGCCGGCATCAGGGCGTCAAGCCAGGCTCTGTGCGGGGGGCACGGGCGCCTCGCCAGCCGGGCAACCGGATGGTGCGTGTACCGCGCGCACCGTCGCGCGTCACCGTCGCGCTGGCGCAGGCTGCAGACATCGAGCCTGAGCTGGATCTGCAACTGTCCGCTGACATCATCAAGTTTGACCAACGCAAGACGCTGATTGAACTGACCGACGCGACCTGCCACTGGCCGGTCGGCGATCCGCTGGAGCCGGACTTTCATTTCTGCGGCGGCAAGACGCTGGCGGGCGTTTCGTACTGCGCCCACCACACGCGCATCGCCTATCAGCCATCCGACGCGCGCGCACGCCGCAATCCGAAGCCGATGAACCTGCGTCGTGGAGGCGGCGATGCGTGGCGGTAGTAAGAAGGCGGGTAGCAGCGGCAGCGCCAACGCAACCGTAAACTCTATGCTGTTGGTCCTCAAAGCGTCCGATGCTGCTGGGCGCATCACCGTCTATGAGCGCATCGAGCGCGACTATGGCGCCGGTTTCGCGCGCCTTGTGCGCGCAGCGTTCGAGAAGTCTCTTCAGGAGAAACAACAGTGAGCCAGAACCGCCGCAGCTATCCGTTTGTCCGTGTCTCGGATCATGCACTGCTGCGCTTCGTGGAGCGCGCCGGCGGGCTCGACGTACAGGCGCTCCGCACCGCGCTTGAAGGCTCTTTGAACCGCGCCTCAAATCAGGCCGCGAGAATTAACACGGGCACTTTCGACATCGTCGCCGATGGCCTGCGCTACGTCGTCGTGAAGAACGTCGTCGTCACCATTATCGCTGTTCCGACCAAAGGGACCTCAAAGGTCCGATGACCGAGAAGCTGCCCGGAGTGCTGGCCGAGATTGCGGACCTCGTTGGTGAAGCCAACGCGATCCTGATCGCCGCGCACGCGGGCGGAACGCGCGTCTACTTTCCGGCGCGTGCCGACGACAACCACTGGCTGGTCTCCTGCATCGGCCGGCACAATGCCGATATCCTATGCTCCCACTTCGCCGTGGACGGCCGGCGAGGACAACGGGTTGACATTCCGCTGTATGTCGGAGGAACCTACCGGCAGGTGATGCGCGCTATTCACGAGCGCATGCACAAGCTCGATCGCGACGACAACCTGTCGTCAGCGGAGATCGCCCGGCAAGCGGGCGTGACGCAGCGGTCGGTGCATCGGTATCGTGCCCGGCATCGCGGGCAGACGAAGCCGAACCGCAAGCAAGGCAAGCTGCTGTAGAAAACCGCGCCGGGCTGACACCTGTCAGGGTCGTGAATTTCGGGTAATTGCGGGATTGCTGGTTTCTACCTTGCGGGGAAGCCATGCGTGAAAACTTCGACCGATCGCTGAAGATCGTCCTGACCTATGAGGGCGGTTTCAGCAACCATCCGAGCGATCCTGGCGGCGTCACCCTCGAAGGCATCATCCAGCGCGTCTATGACGGCTATCGCGATCGCGTCGGTAAGCCGCGCCGCGCGCTGACGCCTTCAATGCGCGGCACCGCCGACTGGATCGCCGAACGGAATGCGATCTATCGCGCGCAGTATTGGCAACCTGTGCAGGGCGACCAGCTTCCGGCGGGCATCGACGTGACCGTGTTCGACGGCGCGGTCCACTCCGGCCCATATCAAAGCGTGATATGGCTGCAACGCGCGCTCGGCATGCGCGACGTCGATGGCCATCTCGGCCAGGCCACGCTCGCGGCCGTTCACGCGCATCCCGACCATGATGCGCTGATCGCCGACATGCTGTCGCGCCGCCTGGGGATGCTGAAAAATCTCAAAACGTGGCCGACGTTTGGCAAAGGCTGGTCGAACCGCGTCGCCAACCTCTTGCAGATCGGACAGGCGTGGGCCATGGGTTCGGTTGGACCGGCCCCGGTCGCAGCCCATCTCGAAGGCGGCATCGCCCGCGCTTACGCCAGCGACGTGGCCTTGCCGGCCGTCGATGCACAGGACGCGCTCAAGGGGGCGTTGGGCGGCGGCAGCATCACCGGCATGCTCACCGGTGCTCAAACGCAGCTTCAACCGTTGCTCGGCACGTTTGAGTTCATCGGCTATCTCTACACGGCCTTGACGGTCGCGGGCCTCGTGATCGCGGTCGCCGGCGTCGGCTACTCGCTCTATGCTGGCATGAAGGCCAAGCGCGCAAGCCGCGCACTCGACGGCGACGTAACGGCTGCGATCCCGAAGGAATCATTCGCATGATCACCTTCGGTCGGATCGCCGCGTGGCTTGCCACGTCATCAGTCGGCCGCGCGATCGTCGCCGGCGTCGCCGTCGTCGGCGCGGTCCTGATCGCCGCGCTGAAAATCTTCAGCGCGGGCAAGTCGGCCGAGCGCGCCCGCCAGGACCAGCAGTCACTGGAAAATCTTCGCAACAGGAACGAGACGGATGACGAGGTTCGCAACCTTCGCGACGGTGATCTTAACAAGCGCCTGTCTCGCTGGGTGCGTCCACCGGACCAGCACTGGTAACGCCTGCGATGGCTGGAGCAAGCAGACCCCGAAGCCAGCGACGGTCGATTACATCGTCAAACACGATCGACCATTCGCGGAACAAGTGCTCGGCCACAACGAGCATGGACAACAGACGTGCGGTTGGACGCCGCCGAATTAGAGGTCTCGGATGAATGAAGTGAAAGACCTCGTGCCGTGGCTGTCGCTCGCGGTCGCTATCCTCGCGGTCTTCTGGCCCTCAATACGCGATCGCGGGAAGAACTACGACTCGAAGCTTGAGGCAAAAGCCGATCGAGAGACGGTTGCAGTGCTCGCTGCGAAGCTGGATGTGATCGAGGATCGCGCAACGCGCATCGAAACGAATATCGAACATCTTCCCGACCACTCCACCATCAGCAAGCTGGAAGGGCTGATCGGCAAACTGAGTGGCGAAGTCGGAATTCTCTCTGAACGTATTCGACCCGTGGCCGCTATCGCCGATCGGCTGCAGGAGAAGATTATGGAATCGGCGGGATTTGACCGATGAGCGACATTATCCGCGAGCACGCACGGCTGATCATCCTGCGCTCGTTGTACGACGAGACCAATTATTCCAGCAACGACTCGGCGCTGCGCGATCAGCTTGAGATGTACGGCATCAACAAGTCGCGCGATTGGGTGAAGAACGAGCTGGCGTATCTCGAAGAGATGGGCGCGCTTCGCCGCGACATTCAGGGGACCGCCGTGATCGTTCACATGCGCCCGGCCGGCATCGAGCACGTCGAGCGCCGTCTCGTTCTGCAGGGCGTCAAGCGGATGAGCCCGCCGGAGCGATGATCCATGGCGGACAAAGCCAAACGCGGACGCCTGTCGGCGATCGACACCCTGCCGGAATGGGCGGATGAGGCCAAGCTGTGGGCCTTCGAACAGCTGAGGGAACGCAAGCTCTCCCAGCTCGACATTCTCGACGGCTTTAACGGGCAGTTGAAGGTGGCGGCGTTTGCGAACGGCGTCACCGATCCTCCCGTGATCTCGCGGTCGGCATTCAATCGGACGGCGCTGCGCGTCGCGCTGTTGAGCCGCCGGTTGCAGGAGACCCGCGAGATCGCGTCGGTCATCGCGCCGAAGCTCGAACAGGCCGGCGACGAGTCGCTGACCTTGATGGTCGCCGAGACGTTGAAGACGCTGATTGCTGAAATGCTCGGCAACGCCGGCGAACTCAGTGCGAATGGAGCAACGGCCGAGATGCTTATGCTGACCTCGCGCGCGCTGAAGCATGCCGAGGAAGCCAAGCGCATCAGCGCCGATGGACGCCGCAAGATCGAGATCGAACTGCGCGACCGCGCCGTCAAGGCAGTTGATCAGGTTGCGAAGGAGAAAGGTCTCTCCGACGAGGCCGCCAACGCCATCAAGGCCAAGGTGCTCGGCATTCGGCCGAAGCAGAGTGCGCGGCCGTGACCGAAGTCATTTCACGCGATCCGGCGCAACTGCCCGAGGAGCTACCGCGCGGCGCGGACATCCCGCCGGACCTCGATCCGCTGGCCGATGGCATCCTCATGGCCCACCAGCGCGAGTGGTTGGAGGACGACAGCGATCTGAAGCTCGGCGAGAAAGGCCGCCGCACCGGCATCACCTTCGCCGAGGCGCTGGACGATACGCTGCTGGCGGCGCGCAAGCGGTCGGCCGGCGGCATGAACGTCTTCTACATCGGCGACACGAAGGAGAAGGGCCGCGAGTTCATCGGCTACGTCGCGCACTTCGCCAGGACTGTAGCGAAAGAGCTGGTCGAGATCGAGGAATTCCTGTTCGAGGACAAGAAGGCGGACGGCACGTCGAGTGATGTCGCAGCATTCCGCGCCCGGTTTGCTTCTGGCTTCCGCGTCGAGGCGTTATCGTCGCGCCCCGCGAACATTCGTGGCCTGCAGGGCAAGGTGGTCATCGACGAAGCCGCCTTTCACAAAGACGTCCGCGAAGTTCTCGACGCTGTCAACGCGCTGCTGATCTGGGGCGGCAAGGTTGCGATCATCTCGACGCACAACGGCATCCTCAATCCGTTCAACGAGCTGATCCGCGAGGCCAAGGCCGGCAAGATACCGTACAGCCTGCATTTCATCCCGTTTTCAAAGGCGGTTGAAAACGGTCTTTACAAGCGCGTGTGTCTGGTCAACGGCATCGAACCGACCGCCGAAGGCGAAATAGAATGGGAACGGAAAATCCGCTCGTCCTACGGCGTCCGCACCGCCGCGATGAAACAGGAGCTGGATTGCATCCCGGCCGAGGCCGAGGGCGCGGCGCTGACCCGCGTGCAGATCGAGAGCTGCATGCAGGATAGCATTCCGATCGTTCGCTGGGCGCTGGATGACGGCTTCAAGAATTGGCCCGAGGCCGCGCGCAAGGCTGAGGCCGATGCCTTCTGCGAGCGCGAGCTGAAACCGCTCCTCGACAAGCTCAATCCGAACCTGCGCCACGTCTTCGGCGAAGACTTCGCCCGCACCGGTGACGCCACCGTCGTCATGGTGTTCGAGGTCGGTCACGGGTTGACGCGCACCTGCGCGCTGCAGGTCGAACTCCGCAACATGCCTTTCGACCAGCAGCGGCAGGTGCTGTTCTACGTTGTCGATCGGCTCCCGCGCATGTGCGGCGGCGCGCTCGATGCCACCGGCAACGGCGCGTACCTCGCCGAAGTGGCGGCGCAGAGGTACGGCGCAAGCGTGATCGAGGTGAAGCTGAGTCAGGAATGGTATCGCGACAACGCGACACCCTACATCGAGGCATTCAACGACCGGACGGTGGTGCTGGCGAAGCATGACGACGTGCTGCGCGACCACCAGGCGCTGGCCTATGTCGGCGGCGTGATCAAGATACCGGATGATCACCGCTTCAAAGGCGCCGACGGCTTTACGCGCCACGGCGACTCGGCCGTAGCCGGCATGCTCGCCTACGCCGCCTCACGCGCCGACTATTGGGAGTCCGGATATCGGTCTCCGGCTTCTGCGCCGGAGAGCGCTTTGAGCGACAGCCCGTTCAGCGAAGAACGCGACTGGTGGCGTCAGCCGCTCGGCGCACAACTGAGAGGCACGACGTGATGGCCAAGACGCTTTTCTACTGCAACTTCTGCGGCAGGAGCCAGCACGAGGCCGAGGTGATGGTGGCCGGCCCGCTCGTCTACATCTGCGACGAGTGCGTCGATATCGCCGTGCAGATCGTCGCTGACAAGCGCGCAACTGACAAGCTGACGGCAGACGCGAAGCGCTGCACCTTCTGCACACCGGAGCGCGTCCATGCGTGAACGTTTCTCCACCGCGATCTACTGCAATTTCTGCGGCAAGGGCAAACACGAGGTCGGCCGGATGATCGCAGCACCAGGGCCGGACACCGCGCACATCTGCGACGGCTGTGTCTCGCTGTTCGCGCGGCAGCAGGCGTCCGTGCTCGCGCTCGCGGAACAGACGACGGCCGCCATGCGCACTCTGTCGGCGCTGTCGAATGCCGCACTGGCCGCCTCGACGGGTGGCACCGGGCGCGAAGCGCAGGAACTGAGGTTTGCGGCCAACCGCGCGTGGCATGAGCTTCAGCATGTGTTGTCGCTCTGGCTTCAGCCCGCCACCGATCACACGCAGGAGCCGCCGCGCCATGGTTGACAGCAAGACCATTCTGTACGGCCCTGACGGCCGGCCGATCCGGCGCGAGGTGCTGACACAGGAAATCGCCGGCCCATCGGTGACCGGCGTCCGCTCGCCGTTCTCCGATTATCCGGCCGACGGGCTCAATCCGCGACGGCTTGCCACCCTCCTGCGCGAGGCGGATCACGCCGAGCCGCTGCGCTATTTCGAGCTAGCAGAACAGATCGAAGAACGCGACATGCATTATACCGGCGTGCTCGGCACCCGGAAGCGATCGGTCGCGCAGCTCGACATCCTGGTTGATGCAGCCTCCGACGATCCAGAGCATGTGAAGCACGCCGATATGGTGCGCAACTGGCTCGGCCGCGACGAGCTGCAAGACGAGTTGTTCGACATCCTCGATGCCATCGGCAAAGGCATCAGCTTTACCGAAATCATCTGGGATACGTCCGAAGGTCAGTGGCAGCCGCAGAGCCTGGAGCGTCGCGACCAGCGCTGGTACCGGTTCGACCAGAACGATGGCACCACGCCACTGCTGCGCACCTCGCGTGGCGACGTTGCGCTTGAACCGTTCAAGTTCATCACTGCCGTCATTCGCGCAAAGTCCGGCCTGCCGGTTCGATCCGGCATCGCGCGGCTGGCCACATGGTCGTGGATGTTCAAGGCGTTCACGCTGCGCGATTGGGCGATCTTCGCGCAGACCTTCGGCCAACCGGTGCGCGTCGGCAAGTATCCGGCCGGCGCCACTGAACAGGACAAGGAGACGCTGTTTCGCGCCGTCGCCAACATAGCCGGCGACATGGCGGCGATCATCCCCGAGTCGATGGCCATCGAGTTCATCAAGGCCGGCGATGTGGGCGCAAGCCATGTGCTCTACAAAGAGCGCGCCGACTGGTTCGACCAGCAGGTCTCGAAAGCCGTGCTCGGCCAGACCGCAACCACCGACGCGATCGCGGGCGGCCACGCCGTCGGCCAGGAGCACCGCAAGGTGCAAGAGGACATCGAGCGCGCCGACGCGAAGGCGCTATCAGCGATCCTCAACCGCGATCTGGTGCGTCCATGGATCGACCTCGAATTCGGGCCGCAGAAGAAATATCCGCGCATCCGCATCGGCCGTGGCGAGCAGCGCGACGGCAAGTTCATCGTAGAGAGCGTGACGAAGCTCGTCCCGATGGGACTGAAGGTGCAACAGTCGGACATGCGCGACCTGCTGGGCTTCGGCGAGCCGGACCCCGGCGCGGAATTGTTGACCGCGCCGGTACAGCCGTCGCCTTACGGCTTCGCGATGAATGCGGCCAATCCCGCGCGTGCCAGTGACGACGCCATCAAGGCCCTTGCCGGCCACGCAGAGGAGCTGTGCGCGGACGCGACCGACGCGCTGTTCGACGAGGTGCGCACCGTCATCGAGCGGTGCTCGACCTTCGAACAGGTGAAGGAGGAGCTGAAGAAGTTCAAACCCGGCGCGGCCGAGAAGAACCTTGCGGGCCTGATGCGTATGGCGCGCGTCATCGCCAACCTGACCGGCCGGGCTGACATTGCGGAGGATTGAAACGATGTTGAACGAGCATGACACAACTGCGCAAATCGAGGAGACGGAGGACGGTTTCGCCTGGGCGATTGTTGAGATATTCGGCCACCGCCGGCACGTCGGCCGTGCGCGCGAGGAAGAGCGCTTCGGCTCGAAGATGCTGCGGATCGATGTGCCCAGCATCACGCCGGAGCCAACACTGTTCGATGCCGCCGACGGCACGCCGGCGCGACCAAAGATCGAGTGGGTCACGCACTACTATGGTGGCGCGTCGATCTTCTCCTTCACACTCACGGACGAGGCGACGGTGATGCGGCATGCAGAGCGAAAGTATGCGTCGCCTGCGCTGCCTTTTCGCGATCACGGGGACGTCGATGATGGCGACTTTTCCGAACTGGAGGATTGATCGATGTACGATATCGATTTTGGTTGGCTCCCGTGGATTTTCGGTCTCGCTGTCATCGGCATCATAGCGCTGCTTGGCGCAGCCGGCTTCGGACTATGGTGGATCGTCTCGCATCTTCAATGGGTGAGTTGAGCTTTCGCGGTTGAACGCCCTGGCACCCGCTGTCCTGACCGACCACAACACGTAACCGAGGTGAGCATGTGTAAATGCACCCCTGAGATCAAGACGCCGTTCTGCGGAAAGCCCGGTTGCGAATGGCCGAAGCCGTTGCGGGTAGTCGCAGACAACCCGCAGCCGGGGAAGCTTCGGCCGGACTACATCGCCATGATGCGGGCGCACGTCGATGAAGGTGGTCAGCTATCGCACCGCAATGGCTTGGACCTGCTCGCAGAGGTCGAGCGGCTCAACAGGCTGGGCGGTGGCTCAATTGAGCCGGAGAACCTTCGCGATGATGACAGTTTCAACAAAGGCGTACTGCACGCCCAAGACATTTTGAACAAGCTGATCGGCGATCCCGAGTATGTGGCGTCTGACGGTAGTGAAGATTACGACACCGATCTTGGCGACACTATTCTGAACCAGCTCGCAGCGGCTGGCCTGTACGACAAGGACGAGGGCACGTTCGCAACACTGCCCGCATCGCATGATATTCGCTGGGCTGTGAACGTGTTGCTGGAACAGATCGCAGCGAAGTTCGACACATGGCCAACGATGGACCTTTGGCGTTCCGACGCCGCGTTGGTCGTTCGCGGGTTTAAGCACGACCTGTCGGAGCCGAACGAACCGCAGTCCTGACCGAACACTAAACCAATCACAGCGCGACAGCGCCGGGATCAGCAGACAGGATACATATAATGGCAAGTCAATTGGAGAGGATATCGACTTCGATGTCACGGATGAGTGGAAGCAGTCCGGCGTCAGGGCGTCGGACTTGACAGTACATAAGCCGATGCCCGAGCTCACGCACCTCATTCCGCGTACGCCCGACCGTCGCACCTATAACCACGGGGTGAAGCGCGTGATCCCCGAACTCGGCTTCGGCGTCGAAATGGATCGCATTCTTAAGTTCGCGCAAAAGCAAGGCATCGAGTACAAAACGATAGGGATGGCGCGGCGCTCGCCAGAGTATCTGAAAGCCCTCGTCTTTCTTTTTCCGGAGGAAGAGATCGCGAGAGCCTGGGTGGCCGAGTTCGGTGGCGAGTATGTCGGCATCGTGCCGCCGGGAAGGAGCTACAAAGGTGCTTAAAGCCCACGGCGTACCAGCTTTCCCGAACACTTGCGGCTGCGGCTGCGGCGCGCCCTTCGTGCTGAATGCCGAGGTGCGGCCATTCTCCACCAATCCGCGCGAGGCGATCGACTTCCTGCGGCGCAAGGTCAACGTACCGACGCGAGCCTGGACCGACTTATGGGAGCAGGAGCATTCGGCGGGCTTCATGGTGGCCGGTGCGCAGACCGATGATATCCTGCGCGACTTCCGCGCGGCCGTCGATCGCGCCATAGCCGACGGGACCACGATCGAAGACTTCCGAAAGGACTTCGACCGGATCGTCGCCGAACACGGCTGGAGCTACAACGGATCGCGCGGCTGGCGCAGCCGCGTCATCTTCGACACCAACATGAGCACGGCCTACGCCGCCGGCCGCTGGGAGCAAATCCAGCGGGTGAAGAAGCAGCGGCCATACCTGCGCTACGTGCATCTGGAGGGCCAGAAGAACCCGAGACCCGAGCACCAGGCGTGGCACAATACGGTGCTGCCGGTCGACGATCCCTGGTGGCAGACGCACTATCCGCCAAACGGTTGGTTCTGCCACTGCACCGTCCAGAGCCTCAACGAGCGCGATCTGGAGCGCTACGGGCTGGAGGTGTCTGAGGAGGCCCCGCGAAGCCGCATGGTGACCCACACCATCAACACCGCTAATGGTGTCCGGACGGTGCGTGTTCCCTCCGGCATCGACCCCGGCTTTGCATATCGCCCTGGCGAGATGCCTGCGGCCCTGGAAGGGGCCTACGAATGAGCGGGTTTGTGGCTCGTTGGTTGTCCGACTTCTTGTCCGGGTTCCCGGCCGGGTTCGTCAGCGTCGAATCCCAGAACCCTGCTAGAATGGCTTTTAACTCGCGATTGAACCGAAGTCGGACACTCGCGGCGCGCGACGGCGGATTTTGTCCGACTTCCCCAGAGCCCACATTGAATCCGCTGGAGTTTTCCCACGGCGCCCCCGCAATCGGTGTAATTTGATCTTGCGCGACGGCGGTTCAGCGCAACGCCCGCGGGACACCGGAGAAACCCGCATGGTTCGGGCACTTCCCAAAAATTCCCGGATGATCCCGGCCAATCCCGGCAGGTGACATACAAACTTGCGCGTCACAGGTGTGTCTGGCGACATCGGGCCCCGGCGGCACGCATCTCATCACCGGCCTCTATGACGCCAAGCTCGATCAGGCTCCCGTTCTCGCCATTACTGGCCAGCAGTATCACGACCTGATCGAGACGCTGACCCAGCAGGACGTGGACCTGACGCGGGTGTTCAACGATGTCACCGTGTTCAACGCGCAGGTCACCGATGCCGCCCACATGGAGAACCTGGCCGGCCTCGCGTGTCGCTTTGCGCTCAGCCAACGCGGCGTTTCGCACCTGTCGATCGCCAACGACGTGCAGGAACAGCCGCTGCACAGCGCGAAACGGTCGAAACGCAATCAACCGCACCACCAGCCGAACCGTCTGTTCGAAGGCCGCCGCCTCCCGCGCCAGGATGACATTGAACGCGCCGCGGACATCCTCAACAGCGCCTCGCGCGTGATGATCCTGGCCGGCCGCGGCGCCCTGAGCGCACGCGCGGAGCTGGAAAAAACAGCTGACCTGTTGGCCGCGCCGGTCGCCAAAGCCCTGCTTGGCAAAGCGGTGCTTCCCGATCGCCATCCGCTGACCACCGGCGGCATCGGCCTACTCGGAACCTTGCCGTCGCAAACCGCGATGGAAACATGTGACGCGCTGCTGATCGTCGGCTCCACCTTCCCTTATATCGAGTACTACCCGAAGCCGGGTCAGGCGCGCGGCGTGCAGATCGACCACGAAGCAAGCCGCATCGGCCTGCGCTATCCCGTGGAGGCCGGTCTCGTCGGCGACACCGCCGAAACGCTCGCCGCGCTGAATGCCTGCCTGCACAGCAAGGCAGACCGCTCGTTCCTATCCGAGGCCCAGCACGGGATGCAGCGTTGGCGCGATCTCATGGAGCAATGGGCGACGAAGACAAGCCAGCCGCTCAAGCCGCAGACGGTGGTGCGCGCTTTCGGCCGGCGGCTGCCCGCGCACGCGGTGCTGGCAACCGACTCCGGCCAGAACACCGAACTCACCGCGCGTCATATCGATCTCGATGACAGCCACGCCTTCGGCGTATCGGGCACGCTGGCGTCAATGGCCTGCGGCCTGCCCTATGCGATTGCGGCCGGTATAGCCTTCCCCGATCGCCCCATCTTCGCCGTGGTCGGCGACGGCGGATTCGCGATGCAGCTCGGTGAATTTTCAACCGCCGTGCGCCATCGGCTGCCGCTGAAAGTGCTGGTGCTCCGAAACAACATGCTGAACCAGATCGCCTGGGAGCAGATGATGTTTCTGGGAAATCCGCAATTCGGCTGCGAGTTGCAGCCGATCGACTTTGCCAAGGCCGCCGAGGCGATGGGCGGCCGGGGCTTCACGATCCAGACCGCGGATGCGATCGAGACGGTCCTGGACGCGGCGCTCTCCTGTGAAGGCCCGGTGGTCATCGACGCGATCGTCGATGCCTACGAGCCGCTGATGCCACCGAAAATGCCGCCGGACTATGCCAAGAATTTCAAAAAGGCTCTGCCGGCGACCCCGCACCATGAGGAGATCGAAGACCGCGTCGCGCAGGAACCGAACAAAACGCTCATGACCGCGGAGTAG